GCACCGCGCCGGGCGCCGGCCCATCATACAAGAGGCACCACAATGAGCGACGTAGGCATCGCGCCTGCCCCCGCGCCTTCCGCGCCGCCGGCACCTGCACCACACGCGCCTGCGCCGCCGCCGCGGATTGCGCATGAGGTGGTGATCGACCAGAACCCGGCAAATCCGCCGGCACCGATCGGCTCGCAGGCGCCGCCGAGCCCGCAGGCGCGCGCCGAGAGCCGGCGGGAAGCGATCCAGAAGTCCTTCACCAAGTCGCGCGAGGGCAAAGCATTCCCCGAGGCGCAGGCCAAGCCCGGCCATAACCGCCCGCCCGAGCCGCTCGACGCCGCCCAGGCGGCGCCGCCGCCTAAAGAAAAGACGCCGCCGCCCGCCGGCGGCATCGACCTGCGCCGGCCGCCGTCGGCTGGTCTCGCATCTCCTCCTGCGCGGGGTGAGCACGGGCACTTCGCCCCCCGCGCCGATCGCGCGCAGCAGCCGGCGCGGCAGCAGGCGCCGCAGGGGCAGCAACTCCCGGCCAGCGATCCCTACCGTCAGCCGCTCGCGCGCATGAGCCAAGCCGCCAAAGCGAGCTGGCACGCGGCGCCGGCCCATGTCCGCGCCGAAGTGCATCGTATGCACCGCGAGTTTAGTAATTTTCACCGGCAGGCACAGCAACTGCACGAGGCGTTCAAGCCGCTCAAGCCGTACTACGATCTGGCGCGCTCGCAGGGTACCTCGCTCGACCGGGCGCTGCACAACTACACGAGCATGGAGAACAAGCTGCGCGCCGACCCGATCGGCGGGCTGGACGTGCTGGTGCAGAACATGAACCTGCGCACGCCGGACGGGCATCAGATAACGCTGGCGGACATTTCGCACTACGTGCTCTCGCGCACGCCCGAGCAGCACGCGCAGATGCAGACGCAGAACCTGACCAGCGCGCATAATTCCCACATCAATCAGCTAACTCAGCAGATATCCCAACTCGCCGGCGTCGTGCAGCACATGCAGGCCCGGCAGCAATATCGCAACCAGTACCGTCAGATGAAAAGGGGGGTTGACCGGTTCGCCGCCACCCACCCGCGGATAGACGAGCCTGGGTTCGGCGATATCGTCGTGCAGGAATTGCGCGCCGGGCATCAACTCGATCGTGCCTACGCTCGCGCCAACCTCCTGCGCCCTCCCGGTCGTACTAATCCAGCGGCTCAGACCCGCGCTCCAGCGGCTCAGACCCGCGCCCCCGACCGTTCGATTTCCGGTTCGCCAGCCGGCGCCCCGGCTACTTTCGATGGCCGCACGCCGCGCCGCGCCGGGCAGCCGCCACCTTCACGCCGCGACATCATCGCTCACGCCGTACGGCGGGCGAGCGGGTCGCTGTAATTCTGGAGCAAGACGATGCCTAACATCACTACGAATGCTGCCTATCAGCAGATACTCTCGATGACGCTCGAGGAGCGGTCGAAGGACTATCAGGACTTGGTTAGTAACAATAACGCGCTGCTCGCCGTGCTACGGCGTAAAGGCCTCTGGCAGACCTATCACGGGCCGATGATCCGGCAGACGCTACAGATAGGAAAACAATCCGCACAGTGGTATTCTGGATACGATCAGCTACTGAACCCGGCAATCGATCTATTCAATGACGCGTTCTTCTCACCGAAGTTCGTCGTCGTGCCGATCGTTCTCAGCATGCAGGAAATCCTGAATAACCAGGGCGAAGGCCAGCTAATCGATGTGCTGGACGCGTACGTCGACGCCGCGGAGCGGGCACTTTCTGATACCATGGACGCTGGCGTTTACTCCGATGGCACTGCGAACGGCGGCAAACAAATAACTGGACTTGCGACCGCGGTGCCGATCGTCAACACCTCTGGCGTCTACGGCGGCATCGATCGCGCCACCGCTACGATATGGCGGACCCAGACCTTCGACGCCAACAGCTATAATGCCGCGATCGGCACGCAGGTCAATTCGACCACGATCCGGCCGCTGCTTAACGCCATCATGACCAAACAAAGCCGCGGACGCGATTATGCGGACTTGTTGCTGATGTCGCCGGAACATTACGCGGCCTATGACGCCGCCACTATCGCAATCCAGCGCCAGACCAACGAAACCAGCATGGGTAAGCTCGGCTTCACGGCGCTGGAATACATCGGCGGCGGCAAGCGGGCAGAGATCGTCCTCGACGGCGGTATCGGCTCGAACTGCCCGGCTAACACGACGTTCGGGCTTAACACCGACAGCCTGCGGCTGCGTTACCACCCGAACAGAAACTTCGACAAACTGTTTGATGGCGACGGCCAGATGCCGATTGATAAAGACGCGATCGCGCAATTCATCGGCTGGGCTGGTGAACTTACCATGGTCAACCCCTTGTATAATTGGAGAATGTACGACAGCAATCCGGCTGCGTAGTAATAAATTCGCCCACGCAGTCGGCCGCGGAGAGGTCGTTACTTGCCACCGCACTGCCTCGGGTAACGACCTCGAAGCAGCGTAACAACTAAAACTACCCTGGCGTCCCAGACACGCGCCGGGCACGGCCGGCCGGCGCGGTTGCTTTACTTGGGGAGAGGCTGCCGCGCCGGCCGATAACTCGAAAGAACGAGGACGATAATGCCGCAGCTAATCAGAAACCCGGACGACGTTTTGATCGCGCTGTTCAAGAACGGCACGGTGATCAACGAGGACAAGAGCGCCAAGGCCGGCCGGCCAATTCACGACGACCGCGAAATCTGCGAAATCCGCGTGCCCGGCTCGCGTGACGTGAAAATCGTTCCCGCTCACGAGCTTTGCACGGAGAAGATACGAGACCCATACACCGGCGAGGAACGCTCGGTCACCTACGCCGAGCGGTTCTCGCGGCAGTACGCGCAATTCAAGGCGCACGCCGACCAGACCCGCACCGGCACGCCGCTTGATTACGTTCCTTTCCTCACCGAGGCCAAGCGCGTCGAGCTGCGCGGCTTCAACATCTACACCGTGGAGGCCTTGGCTCACGTCGACGGCCAGGAGCTGAAGAACCTCGGGCCGTACGGCCGTGAGTATAAGAACCAAGCCGAAACATATATGGAGAACGCCAAGCGCGGCGCCCCGGCGATCGAGGCGCAAGCGGAGCTTGATGCGCTGCGGGCGCGCAACATGGCGCTCGAAGAGGACAACGCCGCGCTCCAGCGCAAGGCGCAGGCCGAGGCGAAGGACGGCAACTTCGAGAGCATGAGCATCGAGCAGTTGCGCGACTACATCACGACGCATTCCGGCCACGCGCCGCACGGGTCGCTGTCGCTGAAAGTACTGCAGCGCATGGCGAAGGAAATACCCGCGCACCAACCCGAGGCGGCCTGATCGATGTCGCTCCTCAGCGTTGTGCAGGATGTTTGTCAGGTGGTCGGCGTCGAGCGCGTGCCGACCGTGTTCGGCAACATCAATAACCAGCGCACGCAGCAGGAGCTACTGACGCATGCCAACGAATGCGCGCAGCGGCTCGCCCGCGACACTCGCGACTGGTCGGCGCTGGTCAAGACCGCGACCGTGACTGGCGACGGCGTCGCCGAGAGTTTTGCCTTGCCCTACGACTTCCTGCGGCTGCTGCTTGACAGTAACGTTTGGACCTCGCGCTCGACCTTTATCCCGCTGGTTTACATCAACAGTTATGACGAATGGCTGCGGCGCAAGGCCTCCGGCTTCTGGGACAGCCGCGGCGCCTACATCCTGCTGGGTGGCCGTATCTACATCAATCCGATCCTGGCGGCGGGCGCCACCGCGACATTCGCGTACCTGTCCAATCAGATCATCAACGTCGCCGCGACTGGACTGACTAACACGCAGTTCACCGCCGACGACGACACCTTCGTGCTCGACGAGCGGCTGCTCAAGCTGTTGCTGACCTGGGTCTGGAAGGAAGCCAAGGGCTCGCCCTACGCCGAGGCGATGGGGACTTATTCCGATGCGCTCTGGTCGGTCGCCGGCCGCGACCAGCCGGCGCCGATATTGATTGGCGGCAGGCCGATATCCGACGCGGTCATATCGACCTCGTATCCCTGGCCGTTGCCCTCGCCATGACCGCATACGTCGCCTTCCGCCGCCAGCCGGTCCAGCAGGGCTACGCCAACGCCTTGCAGACGGTGACGCTGCCGGCGCCGACGCGCGGGCTGGTGCAGAACGAGAACCAGGCCTTCATGAAGCCGGGCGGCGCGCTGGTGCAGGACAACTGGGTGTCGACGCTGCGTGGCGTGAAACTCCGCGGCGGCACCAAAGTGTGGTGCGACCTGCACGGCCTCGACGCCTGGGACGAGGGCGAGTGGGATATCAGCGACTGGGACGCCCCGGTGCCGCCGCTGTCGTCGCCGCTGCGGTATCCGATCGTGTCGGCCTTCGAGTACGTGTCGGGCGACAACATCCACCAGATGTTCGCCGGCCAGCCGACGATACTCTGGAATGTATCAGCGCAACTGCCGCTCGTGGCCGCTAGCGGGCGGACCAGCGGCAACTACGCCGCGACGCAACTAACGAACATGAGCGGCAATCATCTCATTGCCGTCAACGATGCCGGCGACGCGCCGCTGCACTACGATGGCAGCACTTGGACTACGTTTGACGCCGATCAGATTACCGGCCCCGTCGGCAGCGACGTCGCGCATGGCCGGAACCTGACCTACGTGTGGAAGTACCGCAATCGATTGTTCTTCATCGAGGGCGGCACGATGAATGCGTATTTCCTCGGTATTGACTCATATCAGGGCGCGCTCGGGCTGATCCCGCTCGGCGGCAGCGCTCCCCGGGGCGGCAGTCTCCTGTTCGGAGCAACATGGTCCGGCGATACCGGCTCGGGCACCGACGACAAGTGCGTGTTTGTTACTACAGAAGGCGATTTAATAATCTTCAGCGGCAACAACCCGGGAGACCCGACTGGCTGGCAGCAGCAGGGCGTCTACTCGATCGGCCGGCCGATGGGCATGAACGCGCATATGCCGATTGGTGGCGACGTCCTGATCATGACGGTGGATGGCATCGTGCCGTTGGGTCAGGCCATTACCAAGGACGCCGGCACGCTGGACTTGGCGCTGATCACCAATCCGATCCGCTCAATGTGGCGGCAGGAAGTGGCGCTGAAATCCAACCTGCCCTGGACGATGAAACGCTGGGACGATTACGGCGCCATCTTCGTTACTTGGCCGGGAGGCCTGGAGGGGCAGCGTTACTGCGCGGTGATGAACAACGCCACCGCCGCGTGGTGTCGTTTCGTTGGTTATGACGCGCGCTGCTTCATCAAGATGCGCGACCGGCTGTTCTACGGCACCTCGGACGGGCGCATCATCCAATGCGAGATCGGCGGCACCGATAACGGCTTGCCATATGTGGCGACCCTGGTCGGCGGCTGGGAAACGTTCCAGGCGCCATCTGCGCAAAACATCTGGCATCAAAGCCGCGCGATCTTCAGCGCGCAGGCGATGCAGCCGTTCATTCCGCAGTTAAACGCCGCGATCGATTACGTCGTGACCGTGCCGCCGCCGCCCCCCGCCGGCCCCGACCCGGGTATTCGTGAAGTCTGGGACGAGACGCTCTGGGATGCTGGGCGCTGGGACCAGCCGACGCCGTTTGGCGCGCCGGTGCGCAACACGCACTGGGTATCGATCGGCAAGACCGGCTTTTCCCATGCCCCGGTGACGCAAATAACGATCGCGCAACAATCACTGCCGCAGGTCGAACTGCTCGCGATCGGCGCGACCTTCGGGCGCGCCGGCATCAACGTGTAGGAGCCGCCATCATGTCGTTGCAGACCCGAGAAGATATCATTCAAGAACTGATGCGGCAGTACTACGGCGGCGACCCCAACGCACAGTTCGGCTCGGTCGATGGCGGCGGCGGCGCGCCGGGCGGCGCGCCGGCGGGCACGCCCG